AACAATTACGCAGGTGACGGTGGCGGTGGGGGTGTAAACAAACAGGGTTTAACGGGGACACCGTTTACTATTACGGGTGCTGGGGGTAACGGTAGTGGTGGGTTTGCTGCCGTGCGTATTTTGTTAGCCCATTTAGGGTTGTTGTAATTATGGGGCATTGGGCTGAATTGGACAACAATAACATTGTTATTCGTGTAGTGGTAACAGACAACAATGACCCCAACGGCGACGAGGGATTACAATGGCTTCAAGAAAACGTTGGCGGTAATTGGGTTAAAACTTCTTACAATTCGTGGTGCGGTTATCGCCTTAACGCAAATCGTGAACCAGAAGGCACTCACTTTCGCTACAATTTTGCTGGCGTCGGATACTATTATGACCCCGTTCGTGACGCTTTTATTCCACCCAAACCACACCCAGACGCCGTTTTGGACGAAACAATGTGCGTGTGGATTGACACTCCCGTAACACCAGACACCATTGTTTCTGAGTAGGCTAATCAAATGATTAGCGTATTTACCCCCACTCACAATGCTTTATGGCTTGGCAAATGTTACGAAAGTTTATTGGCACAAACCTATGACGATTGGGAATGGGTTATTTTAATTAATGGCGACATTCAAAACATTGCCAAACCAGACGACCCCCGTGTTCGTGTTGTGTATTCACCACCTTTCATAAAAGGCGTGGGCGCACTCAAAGCAGAAGTTGTTTCATTGTGCGAGGGCGACATTTTGGTGGAACTAGACCATGACGACATTCTTATGCCTAATGCTTTGGAAAAAGTAGCCGAGGCTTTCAATGACCCCGAAATTGGATTTGTTTTTTCCAATTTTTCGCAAATTAATGAGGACGGAACACCAAACCTTACTGAGTTTGGCTCGCTTCATGGTTGGTCGTATTACCAAGAGGGCGATTACAAAATTTGTAACACGAAGTCCGCCCACCCACACCATGTCGCATACATTTGGTACGCCCCAAATCACCTAAGAGCATTTAGGAAATCTGTTTATTCGATAGCAGGGGGATACGATAAGTCGCTCATGGTTTTAGATGACCAAGACCTTATGGCTCGTTTGTATTTGGTTACAAAGTTTCACCACATTCCCGAAAACTTGTACCTTCAACGTATTCACGATAAACAAACACAAGCCGACCCAACAATTAATTCATTTATCCAAGAAGAAACCGTGCGAATGTATGACCGCACTATTCAAAACCTTGCTTTAAAATGGGGTTCTTATCAGGGATTATTAGCACTTGATTTGGGTGGCGCTCATAACCCTGCGACGGGTTTCACCACCGTAGACCTTCATGACGCAAACATTAACGGCGACATTTTTGAAGTGCTGGCGAACATGGACGACAACTCAGTTGCGGTTATTCGTGCGCACGATTTTCTTGAACACATTAGCGACAAGATACGACTGTGGAACGAAATGTACCGAGTTCTTTGCGAAGGTGGAATGTTGTTGTCGCTCACACCCTCTACAGACGGTCGTGGAGCGTTTCAAGACCCGACCCATGTATCCTTTTACAATGAGAATGCTTTTTGGTACTTTATTGACGAAAACTATCGCAAGTACGTTCCCGAACTTAAAGTCAATTTTCAAAAAAGCCGATTACTTACGTTTTTCCCGTCTCCCTTTCACCAACAAAACAACATTTCTTATGTTCAAGCCAACCTCATTGCCTGTAAAGGCGGAGAGCGTTATGGCGGAATGCTTGGTGCCTAATGCCTAGGGGTTCTCGTTTCAGCCAAGCCTTCATGGGTGGTGGTCAGTTGTATTTTGGTGGGCGAAAAATTGTTAGCGGTTCCGCTTCGAAGAACACCTCGGCAACTGAAATTGAAAAAACAAAGAATTTTGTAAAAACCAATGTGGAAACGCAAACATTTTTTACAAATTCACCACGCTTTTTGACACGCATAAAGTGTGGGGCAAAGGCTCTCGTTACCGTAACAACTTCAGCACGAACCGTACTGTCTAGCCGTGTTGGAGACGACACGGCATTGGAAAGCACCGTAGGCGTAGCATGGTACATACGCATTGCCGACGCTTTTAGGGTCACCTTTACCGAGGCGTACAAGTCCGAACTGTTTAACGAAATGTCCTCAGCCAGCGAAACCGAAGCCAATACAACCGAACTTTTTACCGAAGTATCGTCAATGACTTTTCAAGATGACGGGGTATCCTCTTATGAGGACGGTGAGAGTTACCCACCCCATTAGACGCCGAGGAAAAAAATGACAATCCACTACCCCACCCCAGCAGCCAGTTTGCCAGCAGCCGCTTTTTCGTGGATTGACGCCAACTCTAACTTGATTGACTTCAGCACTGGTTGGACATTTAAGATGACAATTGGACAACCGCCAAACTCAGCGGTCATTACCAAAACAAGTGGTTTGACGGGGTACGCACCCGTAGTCGGAAGCCCAAATTTGGTTGTGTCGTGGTCGCCTGGTGAATTGACAAGCCTTACCGCAGGTCGCTGGACTTTTCAAATCACCGCAACTCGCACTAGCGACGGTGGGCAACGCATTCTTACGGGAACAATGAAAATAGACGAGGCGGTGCTTTCATAATGAGTTGGACTTATTCAGCAAATCCCACATCATCTCCCAAAGACGCAGTGCGTTTTTTGATTGGTGACACGGACGATACAAACCCCTTAGTTGAGGACGAAGAAATTTATTTCAACCTTGGCGAAGTAAACGACAGTATCTACCGAGCAGCGTCCAACACCTGTTACAACCTCGCTGCTCAATTTACGGGTATTTCGCAAAGCGAAAGCAAAACAGTTGGTGGACTTTCAATCAGCAAGTCGTATGGAGATAAGGCTCAACGTTACGAGCGCCTCGCTAAAGACTTGTTGCTTCGTGGACGCCGTATCAATCCACCTTCACCAAACGCCGACCCCCACGCCCTTGGTGCCGAACTCACCATTGGCAAGTTCGACCGTTATTGGGCAACTTCCAATAAATGGCCCTCTGGGTCGGTGCTTGGCACGACTACGACCTACGGAACGGGGTACGAGCCTGGTTACCAAGGGCAAGGAGATGGCATGACCACCGCTGGCGAGGAAATTAATGAGGTCTAATGGCTATTGACCCCGACCTTTACGAACTTTTTGGGCAAACAATTATTTGCGAGAACCCATTGCCAATCACCACCTACACGGCGGTAAGCGGTTCCGGTACCCCTGCTCCCATTCTGGACGCCTACGGTCGCCACAGCGTTACCTCAGGCACAATTGTCTCGGCAGCGAAATACGGTTCCCCAGTAACCTATCAATGCCGTTTGGAATACGCCACCAAAATTATTGCTGACGCCGAAGGCAGAGACAGAGTGAGTTCTGGTCGTGCGTACCTCATGGGTGTTTTCCCAGAAGTCACCACGGAAAGCCTTGTCACGGTTGGCGAAGTTCAGCCAGCATTGCGCCACCCTGTTTTGATTAACGTCACCACCGACAACGACCAATACGGGCCTCACAATACGACCCTTCACTTTGAGTAGTTGCCATGAACGACGTCACCATTCAAGTTGATTTAAGCGAACTTAAAAAGTTTTCTCAGGCAATTGTTCCGCAAATCAACATGGCAGTCCAAGAGGGGATTACCCAGATTATGCGCTCGGTTTATTTTGAAAGTCAGCAACTTGTTCCTGTTGATACGGGCGATTTAAAAAAATCTGGACGATTAAAAGCCAATACACCCAACGGGCAAACACCACCGCAAGCCGAAATTTCATACGGTAGCGATAAAGTTCATTATGCTCTCATAGTTCACGAAAACTTACAAGCCCGTCACAAGGCTCCTACACAAGCAAAGTATTTAGAAGTACCGTTTGTGCGGAGAAAGTCTTTGTTCAGCACCGCTATTCAAGACCGAATAAAAATACTGTTAGGTACTCAATGACCACACTCTTAGAAAACTTCGGCTCTTATCTTCCAATTGCCCTTCCGCCAGCGACGTACCAAACGCAAGGCTTTGTCCTTGGCGCAAATCTTTTTCTCGCCCGTATCCCTGCCGAAGCGCCTGACGCCTGTGCCGTTATTCAACAGTACGAAGGTCAGCCACCAACATTCACCATGGGTACTGCCGTTTCTGCTTTGGAACACCCACGTTTTCAAATCCTTGTCCGTGGTTTGCGAGAGGATTACCCAAATACTTATTCTTGGGCTGTGCTGATTAGAAATACTTTGGCTGGTTTAAAATTGCCTTCGTCGTATTTTCCAAATGTTATTCGAATTGAACCACTCGGAGTTCCAAACCCAATGCCCTACGACGAAGTGGAGCGTCCTCAGTTCACCATGAACTTTGAAGTCCACGTTAATAATGCGAGTAACGGATTGCCACAACCTTGAGCGAAATAGAAATTATCCTTTCAACAATTCGAGCAGCAAAATCAGCCAACGAAGCAGCGATACTTGCACTCACTGCGGTTGAACAAATGCTCGAACCACCAAAAGAAAAAAGTGTTCAAGAAACTTTTGAAAAAGAAAAATCTGTTACTTGTACCCACGACAACGCCGTAGAAGTTGGCACCTTGACGGGGGATTATCTCATTTGTGAGTGCGGAACGCAAATCACGATTTGACAACTAAACTCCCGTATGGTAAAATTGGTATGTAGTATCAACTGACCAAAGGAGCAAGCGTGGCTAAACGGAGTACGGCAGAGGTGACGCCCAACTACATTCCCAGTTGGGTCGCAGTCACCGAGTGGGAAGGGTTCACCACGGGTGACCCAATCCTCGTTTCGGGCGAGAGGGGAAACTTCACCTTCATTAACGCTCACATCAAAGAAGGCAAAGCAATCGCAGTAAACGTTCACGGCGGTGCCTACGGGAACACTTGCTTCCGAGCCTTCTACCCCAACCGAATTAGCAAGCCCAAAGCAAAGCGTCGCCGTAAGGTTCGCTTCGAGGGTGAAGGCTCCGACGAAGACTAATTTTCTCCACCGTCCTCGTCAAGCAAAGGTGAGCAATCACCACGGTTTCCCCCCTTCGCAAGAGGGGGGGATTTCCGTTTTCGGTGATACGATTTTTGGGTAACAAGTTCTACTCGCTTGGAAAGGCACCAATGGCTAAGGCTCAGACAACGGCATACCTTGTCACCGACAAGTCTCCGCTTTCGTACAACGGCAAAGAAGTCGCTTGTGGCGAAGTTGCTATGGACATACCTGGTGAGAGCATTGCTTGGTTGTTGGCGGACGGTTTCATTGTTGCCACCGATACAAGCGCACCAGCACCCACCGTTCTTGCTGACGCCCCTATTGACGAGGCAGAAAAAGGAAACTAATGGCTACCCCCATTTTTCTCCACGGTAAGAACACACGAGTTATTCTTGCCAACCCACAGGCAAACACCAACTATGACATTTCTCAATTTTTTAATGACGTAAGCGTTGCTAGGCAAATTGAAGCAACGGAAACAACTTCTTTTTTGAGCGGTGGTGTCAAGACGTACATTCGTGGTATCAAATCAGGAGCAATTAGCCTTGCCGGTATGTATGACGGGAGCGCTTCTGGTATTGACGCAATCCTAACCGAAGCAATTAACAATGACGGGGACGACGCCGTATTGGTTTTCCCAGACAGCGCAACTGCGACTGGCACTTCGTTTGCGGACGCCCGTTGTTACATGGCTCGTGGTATCGAAACCAAGTACGACCTCAAATCACCCGTCTCTGGCGTTGTAGCCATTGACACGGAAATCCAAGGTGACGGCGGTGTATGGAGCGGTAAGGGTCAATACATTCCCAGCACCGTTGCTACGGGCGCAGGTACCCTGACAACCTCAACCACCGACAACCTCACGTCATCAGCAAACGGCGGATTACTCATTCTGGGTTGCTTAACCCTGACGGGAACTTCCCCCACAATTTCCATTTCGT